TCTAACAGTGCTTCTACGGCAACGACTAAAGCATCAGAGGCTTCGACTAGCGCCAGCAATGCCTCAACCTCCGAAAGCAATGCTGCTACATCGGCCTCTAATGCTTCCTCTTCAGCCACTGCTGCTTCTAGTTCCGCTACGGCAGCGTCTGGTTCAGCAAGTGGTGCAGCTACCTCAGCCACCAATGCTGCTGCAAGTGCTACAGCGGCTGCTGCTTCAGAGTCCTCTGTATCTGCGGATGCTAGTGCAGCGGCTACCTCAGCTACCAATGCAGCCAGCAGCGCCACAGCAGCGTCAGGCAGTGCTACGACAGCCACAACCAAGGCTAGTGAGGCAGCTACATCAGCCACTAATGCAGCAGCTAGTGCAGCTACGGCTACTACTAAGGCTGGCGAAGCAAGCACCAGTGCTACCAATGCAGCAAGCTCTGCTACCAGCGCAGCCTCTAGCGCCACTACAGCAACTACCAAGGCTGCTGAAGCAGTAACCTCTGCAAGCAATGCAGCAACCTCTGCAAGCACTGCAACTACCAAGGCAGCAGAGGCAAGCACCAGCGCAACTAACGCAGCCACTAGCGAGACTAATGCAGCATCAAGCGCCACAGCAGCAGCAGGGTCAGCTAGTACAGCGACTACTAAAGCATCTGAGGCAGCTACCAGTGCTACCAATGCAGCCTCTAGTGCTTCTACAGCGTCTACACAGGCAAGCAATGCAGCCACTAGTGCTACAGCGGCACAGACAGCACAGACCAATGCAGAGACTGCTGAGACTAACGCTGAGACTGCTGAGACTAATGCAGCCTCTAGTGCTACAGCAGCAGCCAGCAGTGCTACAGCAGCAGCTAACAGTGCTACAGCGGCGGCAGCGGAGTTGTCTACAGCAGCTCTGAAGGCTAACAACTTGTCTGACTTGGCTAGTGCATCTACAGCTAGAACTAACTTAGGACTAGGCACTGCTGCTACTACAGCGGCTACGGACTATGCTACAGCAGCTCAAGGCACAAAGGCTGACACAGCTTTACAATCTAACTCAACACTTAACGCAGACAACATGACTACTGGTACGCTGAACGGCGGCACATACTAAGGGTATATAACTATGGCAACAAAAATTGTAACAAAGAACAGCTCTACTGCTTCTGCCGTTCCAACAGCAAGTGATCTTGTACAGGGTGAACTGGCAGTTAACGTAGCTGACAAACGACTATTTACTGAAGATAACGCAGGTGCTATTGTAGAGCTAGGTACTAACCCATACAACTTTACAGCTAATCATAACGGTTCAGCCAAACTAGCCACCACAGCTACAGGCATTGACGTTACTGGCACAGTTGTAGCAGACGGCATTGAATCATCAGGTAACTTTGCCTTTACTGCGGCTGATGGTGTGACTATTAGTGCCAAAGAAACTGTTGGAATTAATATTGATAGTGATGACAACGATTCAAGTAGGGCGTTTACAGTAACAAGCGGTTCTTCCGGTTCTTTAGAAACTTTAATTATTGCAAGTGAAGATGCTGGGGTAACTCTATATCACGATAATGCTCAAAAGTTTGCTACCACCTCCACAGGCATAGACGTTACTGGCACAGCCACGATGGATGGGCTTACTGTTGATGCTTCTAGTGCCGTTGTTCAGTCTGCAACAGGAACTGCTTCACCGACTCCTACAACATTTAATATTTCCACAACATCTAGTGCAAGCGATTGGACTACTACAAGTCCTTGGGGACGTTTGGCATTTTATTCTGGAGACACTTCTGGTAGTGGTGGAAAACCACACGTTGTTCTAGACGCTACTGCATCAAACGCAATTGGTGCGTCTTCTAGCTTTAGTATTTCAACAACTTCTGAATCAGCGAATACTTTAAGCAAGCGTCTAAATATTAACAACATCGGAGACATCAGCTTCTACGAAGACACAGGCACAACGCCTAAGTTCTTCTGGGATGCGTCTGCGGAGTCTTTGGGTATTGGTACTAGCAGTCCAGCGACTAACAGGTCGCTACATGTTAGTAGTGCGCCACAAAACCAAGCTAGATTTGAAAGGACAGGCGCCTCAACAGTTCAAATTGAATTTCAAGACAGCACCACAACTAATCAGCCTAGCTTAGGTGGCGATGGTGACAGCCTTACATTCAGAACCTCGTTTACAGAACGCATGCGCATAGACTCCAGCGGACGAGTTGGTATTGGCATGACAGCTAATAGTGGGTGTTTGCTAAATGTAAACGACCATATAAGAGCAGAAAACTCAGCGTTTCTTGCGGGTCGAGAAACTGCTGCACTTCCTGCATTTGCATTTCACGATGACACTGACACTGGGATGTTCAATGTTGCGTCCAATATCCTTGCGTTTTCTACGGCTGGCACAGAACGCCTCCGCATAGACTCCAGCGGTAACTTGCTTGTGGGGACTAGCTCATTAGTAGGTCTTACATCAGCAGGCTCTTTGCATATTAAAGCAGGCGGTGGCGGCCCTTATGTTATTAACTGTCAAAACAAAGACACTGGTGGTGGGGCAAGTCAAATCCAATTTAAAGACGGCTCTGGAGATGTTTGTGGCGCAATTATCTCTAATGCAACTAGCAATACAACTGCCTACGGTACGTCTTCTGATTATCGTTTGAAAGAAAACGTCAGTAACATTACTGAAGCAATAGAAAAACTTAAACTTTTACAGCCGAAAACATACAGCTTTATTGCTGATTCTCAAGCCACATTACAGGATGGCTTCTTAGCTCACGAGCTTGCTACAGTTATACCTAATGCAGTCTGCGGTGAAAAAGATGATGAAAACGAAGACGGCTCACTTAAAGCTCAACAGGTAGATTATGGGCTTGTAACTCCGTTATTAACTGCGGCACTACAAGAAGCCATTACTAAGATTGAATCACTAACAGCCCGCATAGCGGCACTAGAGGAATAAAATCATGGCAGTAACTTGGACAATCTCAACACTAGAACGCAACACATCAGATGACGGTGTAGTTGTTGCACATTGGCGTGCCTCAGACAGCGAAGTCGTAGGCGATGACACACACTCAGGCAGCAGCTATGGCACTTGTGGCTTTACTCCTGACAGCACTGCTGACGGCTACACAGCCTATGCAGACATCACAGAAGCTCAGGCTATTGGCTGGGTAAAGGACGACATGGGCGAAGAAGCTGTAACAGGCGTAGAAGACTCTATCGCTGCACAGATTGCAGACAGCAAAGCTCCTGCTGTAGCTACAGGAACTCCTTGGTAATGGATATTATCTTCAAAGCCCTAAAGTCTAAGACTGTACAGTTCTCAATTGCTCTGGCCATCCTCAGCATACTGCAAGGCTATGTAGGCTTCTTGCCTGTATCACCAGCAGGACAAGCTGTTGTTGGCTGTATAATTGCAAGCTGTGTAACTGTACTGCGCTTTGTGACTGTGGCTCCAATAGCGGAGAAGTAAATGATTGCGGAAATCTCAGCAGTTGTAGGTATCCTCAAGGCTCTTAACGATGGCATTGCTACCGTAAAAGAGTCTGGGGATCACTTGTCAGGTCTGTCGGGATTGTTCACTAGCCTCACTGACAGCAAGGTAGCTGTTGAGAGCATTGAAGAGGCTACTAAAGCAGGCGATCATGTACTGACACAGGAAGAGGCTCTGGAGTTGGCGTGGGCTAAGGATGCTATACGGCAGCATGAGAAGGAGCTTAAGAAGATAACGCCGAAGCAGGTCTGGCGTGACATGCTCATGATACAGAACAAGTCTATGCTGGATCACAAGCACAAGCTAGAGAAGGCTAGGCTGGCTAAACTAAAGAAGCAGCGCCAGATAGGTGACGCAGTTAAGAACATAGGTGCTACTATAGTAGTTCTTGCTGCGTTTGCTGGCACATACTGGTTATTTACCACAGGAATAATTTAATGGAAGAGTCTACTAAAGACATACTGGACGTTGCCGCTGCATCTACGGCACTAATGTCACTAGCTGCTTGGTTGCCACCTACAGCGTCGCTGCTGACTATAGTGTGGTTAGGTATTAGGATATATGAGTCAGATACTGTGCAAGGTATCCTAGGGAAAAAGAAACAGCTTGACAAACAAGACTAAATAGTGTATAATATATGAGTATTTTAAATAGTTTGATAGGGCCAGTGACTGGGCTTTTAGATAAATTCATAGAAGATAAAGATAAGAAAAACCAAATAGCCTATGAACTATCTACTATGGCTGAGAAGCATGCTCAAGAACTACTTAAGGGTCAGTTAGCGGTCAACAAGACTGAGGCTGCACACAAGAGTTTATTTGTCGCAGGCTGGAGGCCAGCTATAGGATGGATATGTGGACTAGCTCTATTCTATTCTACTATCTTAGCTCCAATACTAAGCATCTGGTTTACTGTACCGCCTGTTGATAGCTCGTTACTTACTAGTGTACTGATGGGCATGTTAGGACTAGGCGCTATGCGTACAGTAGAAAAAACTAAAGGCGTACAGAGAGAACGATAATGGCAAGAGGCATTACATTAAGTAGAGGACGTGCTTCAGGTTTCGACCTGCCTAGAGCTGAAGAAGAAGAAGAAGTTGTGTCTTTAGCTAGTTCTTTTGACACAGATAAAGAAACCTTTGAGCCTCGTATACCTGTTAGAGAAGAAAAGCGTCCTACGTCTACCTCCTCTCCTTCCCTTACTTTAGCAGGTGTTCCTGAGTATGGCACACCTGAAGAGTCTTTAAATAATCTAGCATCTTTTGTAGCACAGCAACAAGGTCAGAGCCGTGCTCTAAGCTCAGCAGCCGTAGAGTCTGGTGACTATAGCGGTATCAAAGGCGCAGACGTTAATAAGCTACGTCAAGACCCTCGTAATGTTAGAGATTACTACACAGAATCTGTAGATACAAACATTGTTGACTTTGTTGAAGATAACGACATACCTCTGTTTAAAGAAGTAAACGGTCAGAAGCTGTACTTAAACACAGGCACTTCAGGTTCTATTGCTGGTATAGCTAAAGAAGGCAGTGACGTTGTTTATCAGGCTTACGGCCCTGTAGGTACTTACTCTACAGTAGCTGTTCCTAAAGATAGAAGCATCTCAGGAGCGTTTCCTCCTATTGTTAGAACGGCTCTTGCTGCCTTTACTGCTGGAGCTTCAGAAGCAGTGTTGTCAGCAGCAAACGCAGCAGCGGGACAAACTTTAACTACACAAGACTGGTTAAATTTAGCGCTAGGTGCAGTTCAATTATACAACTCTTCAGGCGGCTTTACAGCGTCAAGTGGTTCTCCTATTACTGGTACTACAGCGCCTAGAACATTATCAGAGATGGCCGCAGCAGGTGATATAGTATCTCTCACAGTTGGTGGTTATGGCATAGCTGACGATGCTTTAGAAGACGATGACGATGATTTAGCAGCAACCATCTCTGACATACTGCTTGACAGGGCTATGGCGGAAGAACGAGTTAAAGAGCCTGATCCTGTTATTACTATAGGTGAAGATGTCTTTGAAACAGGCGTTACTCCAGAGACTCCTCCTACTCCTGCACCTGTTATAACTCCAGAGATTGTTTCTGAGCCTATTGTGGCTGATCCTCCAGAAGTAGAGATAGACATAGAGCAACCTGAAGTAGAACAACCTGAACAACAGCCCGTACAACAACCTTCAGATTCTAATGGTGGTGGCGTTGGTGGCGATGGAGGTGCTGATACTGGCGGTGGCGAAACTGGCGCAGGTTCTTCAGGCACTGGAATACCAGAAGAAGGCTCAGGTATACCCGGCACTTCAGGTTCTGGTGGTATTGCTCAGGAAGAAGGATACGACCCTGACCCTCTGCCAGAAACAATGAGTGTTCCTAATCCTGATTTTGATTCAGAATCTAGGGATGTTTTATTACAGAGACAAATCTATGACATGATTCTAAGGGAGACAGACCCTGTTCTTAGAGAGCGTTTAGAGCAAGAATACGAAAGAATGGGTGGTAACCACCTAGAAGAAGTTAGAGCTGGTGTCCCTAGAGAAGAGGTATACGCTGATTATCCTCCTGAGTACATAGAAGTCCCTTATGAAGAAGCCACGTTAGACGAAGAAACTTTTGAGGCTCGTTATCCTAATGGTTGGTTAGGCGGTTCTTTTGATACTCTAGATGCTAACAAAGATGGTGTTGTCTCTGACACTGAGTTGTCTGACTATGAGCATAACATGGGAAGTGGCCAAGGAGGGGAACCTTCTAACATTGTTAAAGAAATCTTAGACGCTTTAAGATTAGAAGTGGACACTCCTGATCCCTCTACAGGTCTTCCTACAGATACTACAGTAGAAGTAGGCACGGCTGCTGGCCCTACTGATCCTGCTGTAGGCACAGGACAAGACCCTTCTACTGATCTTTCTACAGGCATTCCTTCTGATACCACGTCTACTAGCGGCACTACAGGCGCTGGAGGCGGTGGTGTAGGTACTGATGTAGGAGGAGGCGCTGGTGGCGGCACTACAGGCGGTGGCGCAGGTTCTGGAGAAGCAGAGACAGGCGCAGGTGCAGGAGAAGGAGAAGGAACCGGAGAAGGCAGCGGCACAGGAGAAGGCTCTGGGACTGGGACAGGAACTGGAGAAGGTTCTGGTGACGGAGCAGGCACAGGCAGCGGTACTGGAAGCGGTAGTGGTTCAGGTTCTGGAGGAGGATCAGGCAGCGGCCTAGGAACAGGCTTAGGAGCTGGTAGCGGTACACGCACTACAGACTCTCTCTTCGGTGACATGCTACAATTATCAACACAAATAGGAGCTACACAAGAACTTCTTAAGCCTTTTACTTTTGTTCCTGTTTCTTCAATACAACAAGCACCACAGTTAGGCACTAGACCTCCGGGCATGCTGACTAATAGCACTTTACTACAAAGGTATAGACAATAATGACATACTTACAATTAGTCAACAGCGTATTGCGTAGACTTAGAGAGGACGAAGTAACCTCAGTCTCTCAGAACAGCTACTCTAAACTTATTGGAGAGTTTGTTAATGACGCTAAACGCTCCGTAGAAGATGCTTATGACTGGACAGCTCTGCGTACTACACTGACTGTAACCACAGACGATACAACCTTTAACTATGTGTTGACTGGCTCACAGAACAGGATGAAGCTGTTAGACGTTATTAACGACACCTCAGACTTCTTCATGCAGTACCGCCCTTCTCGCTGGATGGACAACGCTTTCTTGATTGAGACACCTCCTCTGGGGTCTCCACAGTTCTACAGCTTCAACGGTGTTAACGCTGCTGGTGACAACGCTGTAGACATCTATCCTAAGCCTGACGGTGTGTATCAATTACGCTTTAACGTGGTACTACGTACAGCAGACTTCACAGAAGACACAGAGACTCTGGCAGTCCCTTCATCACCTGTTGTGCAGATTGCTACAGCACTGGGTGCTAGAGAGCGTGGAGAGACTGGTGGCACAAGTGCAGCAGAGTTGTTTGGACTTGCTGACAGAACATTGTCTGACGCTATTGCTATTGATGCGTCACAACATCCTGAAGAAACTATCTGGTATTCTTAATGGCACAACCACTACAGAACATTACAATATCTGCGCCGGGCTTTGCTGGTCTTAATACACAGGACTCACCCATTGGTGTTGATCCCTCGTTTGCTGCTGTTGCAGACAACTGTGTTATTGATCAGCTAGGTCGTATTGGTGCGCGTAAGGGCTGGGTAGAGGTTTCTACTAACGGTTCTTCTGTACTAGGCACTAGTCGTGGTATAGAGACTGTATACGAGTTTATTGATAACTCTGGTGACAAGGTTGTGTTGTCAGCGGGTAACAATAAAATCTTTACAGGCACTACTACTCTAACAGACGCTACTCCTGCTGGGTACACGCCTACAGCTAATAACTGGAAAGCTGTTACTTTAAACGACCATGTCTACTTATTCCAAAGAGACCACGAGTACGTGCTAGGTACAGATCACGGTGGTTCTTTTGTACTAGAAGAACATTCAGCACACTCTCACGCAACAGGTACACCGCCAGAGGCTAACGAAGTCTTAGCCGCCTACGGTCGTCTTTGGGCAGCAGACATTACAGGTAACAAGCACACTGTCTACTGGTCTGATACACTTAACGGACATCACTGGACAGGCGGTACGTCAGGCTCGTTAGACGTTACTACTGTATGGCCTACAGGCTTTGACGAGATAACGGCTCTAGCGGCCCATAATGGCTTCCTAATCATCTTTGGTAAGAAGTCTATACTCGTGTACTCAGGAGCCTCCTCTCCTGCCTCTATGACACTTACAGACACCATAGAAGGCGTTGGTTGCATAGCTCGTGACTCAGTACAGCACACAGGCACTGACATCATCTTCTTGTCTGAGACAGGTGTGCGTAGCTTTGGCAGGACTATACAAGAGAAGTCTATGCCTATGCGTGACATCAGCAAGAATGTACGCACAGACTTGTTGTCTTTGATTTCTTTACAGACTAATGCTATCAAGTCACTTTACAGCTCTGAAGAAGCCTTCTACCTGTTAACACTTCCTGACAGCAACACGGTGTACTGCTTTGACATGCGTAGAGCGTTAGAGGATGGCTCACACAGGGCTACTACGTGGTCAGGTATGTATCCTCTGTCCTTTGCTGTACTGGAAGATGGTGAGATATACATAGGCATCTCTTCAGGCATTGTTGAGTACAAAGGCTATATGGATGGTGCTAACAAGTACGAGATGCGCTACTTCAGTAATCCTATGGACTTTGGCAACACATCTAATCTGAAGTTCCTAAAGAAGTTTAACCTGACTATCATTGGTGGTCAGAACACACCTACTACTCTGAACTGGGGTTATGACTACACAGCTAACTACACTAAGCAAGCTTTTACATTTGCTTCTAGCAACATAGCTGAGTACGGCATATCTGAGTACAACACCACAGGCGAGTACACCTCTTCTATTCTCATCAATACTCCAAAGGTTAACACCAGCGGCAGTGGTGAGGTAGTAACCATTGGCTTAGAAGCAGAGGTCAACGGTGCTCCATTCTCAATTCAAAAAATCGACATACACGCTCTACTAGGGAGACTTATCTAAATGTCTAATTACACTAAGACAACTAACTTTGCTACAAAGGATTCTCTCCCTTCAGGCAATGCTGCGAAGATTGTGAGAGGAACAGAGATTGACACTGAGTTCAACAACATAGCGACAGCCAGTGCTACTAAGGCTAACTCAGCTGATCCTACATTTACTGGTACTGTTACAGCCGCTACCGTAAACGTCACAGGTACACTGACGGCTGACACAATTACTGGAGGGTCTTACTAATGAGTATGATGGGTGGTGGAATAACAAGTGATCAAGCATCAGGCGGCATTTTAAGTAGCGCCGTTGACTTTTTAAGTAGTGATGCTTTTAATCAAGCACTACGTACAGGTGGTCAGTATTACTTAGGTCAAGAAAACATTAAGGGTGCACAACAGCTAGGCCGCGAGACTCAAGCAGGTGCTCAAGCTTTAGCTCAAGAAGCACGGGCAGGTACAGAGTTTAGACCTTACACTGTTACAAGTGGCCTAGCTAACATAGGTACTACTCCTGAAGGTGGGTTTAATATAAACCTGTCTCCAGAGCAACAGGCTTTACAGGCGCAGCTACAGGGACTTACAGGAGCAGCAGCAGGCTCTATAGGTGGTGGGTATGACCCCAGAGCTGGTCAGATAGGTGGTGCAGCTTATAGTCAAGCACAGCAACAGCTAGGGCAAGTAGGTGCTATTGATCCTTCTATTGCAGCTCAACGTGGCGCAGTAGGTGGACTGTTTGGTCAGACACTGGGTCAGATGGGTCAGCCTACAGGCTTGGAGGGCATTACTCAAGCAGGTCTTGGAGGCGCTCAAGCGCAGTTAGGAAGAGCTGGTCAACCTGCTGACATTGAAGCTTTACGTTCTCAGTACGCAGGACTTGCAGGAGCTGCTGGTCAAGGTTTGTTAACATCTCCTGAACAACGTCAAGCTGACATCTATGAGTCCATCAGGGCTACACAGACTCCAGAGGAACAGCGTCAGCGTCTGGCTACAGAAGAGCGTCTACTTGCTCAAGGCCGCTTAGGTCTGTCCTCTGCTGCTTATGGTGGTGCATCTCCTGAGCTGCTGGCACAAGAGACTGCTCGTCAGGAAGCTATGGCTCGTGCTGGTCTGTCTGCTCGACAGCAGGCACTGGCAGAACAACAACAAGGAATGGCTACAGCTACGGGATTAACAGGACTAGCCTCTAATTTAGCTGGACTTTCTTCAGACTTAGAAACAGCAGGAATAGGACGAGGCACTACACTCGCAGGCTTAGGTCTGCAAGGCGCACAAGCAAGCCGTGGATTTGAGCAGCAAGACTTAGCTAATCTTTTACAACTACAACAATCAGACATCAGTGCCGCAGGACAGCAGCAGGCTCTACAGCAGGGGCGCTTGGGTCTAGGCACAGGTTTGTTCGGATTAGGTACACAAGCATCTCAGTTGCCTTCACAGCTACAAGGGGCTGACATAGCTAATCTTCAGCAAATGATGGCAGCTGGTTACTTACCACAACAGCAAGCGTTGTCTATGCTGTCGGCTAGTCAAGTACCTGCTGGTTATGCTGACATTGGACGTAGGACTGGCACTGAGCTGGCTACACAGATGGGTCTAGGTGGTCTGGAAGCAAGACTACAAGCGGAAGACTTAGCTAATCGTCTACAGCTACAGCAAGGGGAAGCAATCTTAGGTTCTTTGTTTGGTCAACAAGCTACAGCTCAAGAGCAAATACTTAATAGAATACTTAATAAAGATGGTGCTCTTTTAGAAGGTACGGATGGTTTACTTACTAGTGGTCTTGAATGGTTAGCGGGCAAATTTTAATTTTAAGGAGATAAGATAATGGCTAGAACAGATATTGCAGGACTCCTTACGGGCATGCCTAGCAGCCGTCCCGATCCTATGGGAATGGGTATTAACTCAGAGCAGCAGAGGTTAGCTTTTGGCGCACAACGTGCCGAAGGTTTACAGCGTGGTGTGCGAGGCTTGATGGGACAGGACACTATGACTCCATCAGAGCAGTTACAAATGGCGATGGCTCAGTTAGACTTGAGTAATCCTGCTGATCTTCGTAAACTAGCCGGTATACAACAAGTTACTGGTGATTTGGCTGGTGCAGCTAAAACTGCTGCGGGTATACGTGAGTTAGAACTTGAGGGGAAAACAAGGACTGCTGTAGCAAATGAGTTAATTAAACTAGGAATGCCGTCGGAAGCTCAACAAGTTCTTGATAAAACACTAGCTCCCGCTGCTGGTCAGTCTTTAGTATTACAAGTAAAGGGAGAAAAACGTAGAGCAGAAAGCACTGCCGCTGTTAAAGCAGCAGAAAAAAAATCTCAACTTGAAACTAAAAGAACAGCAACCGTTCAGTTATTAATGAATAAAGGTTTTTCGCAAGATAGTGAGGAAGTAAGAGGAGTGCTAGGAGGAGCGTTAGATAGTTTAAGTGAAAGTCAGCTGAATAGTACTGTAAATGCTCTTGCTCTTTACGCCAACCCTAAGATAACTTCTGATTCTTTAACTGCTTATAATACGCCCGAAGGAATAAAGATGGTGGGTAAGTGGACTATAGAAACTCCAGAAGGCGTTGAACAAGTATTTGGATATCGTAATGCAGAAGGAACACCAGTTTCTATAGACCCTGAAACAAGTAAAAAAGTTAAAGATAAAGCTGTTGAAGGCATAAGCTCTAGCCCCGGTAGAGTATCAAAGATAATGATTAAACTATCTACTGCGGGTGAAGAGGCTGTAGATGACAAAGGCCAGCCCATTGCAGGTTTTATTACAGATGCTAACGATGCTTGGAGTAATCTTTCTGATGTAAAAAAACTAGAAGTAGCAACAGCTGTTGATGTTAGAGCAGAGTTTTACCGTAAGCGAAAAGGCATGAATCAGCTACAAGCCCAAAGAACAGCAATTAAAGAAATCTTTACAGATAACATATACAAAAAAGGAGTTACTTTTGATCGTACTTTTGCAGATACTCTTTTAAATTTAGAAGATTATGAAACAGAGATAGCACAAGAGTTTATTGATCCGTCAAGCACTGATAAATCAGGAACATTTAGTGGAATGACAAACAGCGGAATAAATGTTCTCTTTACTGTTACACCACAGGACTAACCAAATGATTGAAGCACAAGCTAATGGAATGAAGTTTACTTTCCCAGCCGATACTCCTCAAGAAGTTATGTCGGAGATGATTGACTCTTACTTTGGTAAAGAAACTCCTGAAACACCAGAGCAAAGAGCTGCTAGAGGTATCTCTGATTATTCTTCCCCGCTGTCAGAAGAGCGTCTTCAACGAGAAAGAGAGCTTGTCAGTCCTGAAGGTAAACCTTGGTATGCCCAGCCTTCCGCACAGGTTCAATCAGCTAAAGCAGTAGGTGACTTCTTTAGATACTTAGGTATTGGTGAAGGCGCTGAAACTAAAAGTGTAGAAGGCGTAGGTAAAATTACTAGACTAGATGAGCTAGGGTATCAACGAGACTTAGGTCTTAACGTAGCACGTAAAGCAGCTATGTATCTTGAGGCTGCCTTCCCTTCTACAAAAATAGGAAAGGATGAGTACGGTCGTACTACTTTTGAATCTCCAGAAGAGCGCTATGGTAAGGAAGTATTGCAGCTGCCTTTCCAAGAAAGACTTAAGTTTATGCAGGAAGACAGAGTTAACACAGCAAGAGAACAAAATGAGATGACCGCTGCTGTGCTTGATGTGGCAGGCGAAGACGAAGAGATGGCTTTAGCTGGTAGAGGAATAACAGGTGTTCTTGATCCTGCACTCGTTCCTGCTGTTGCTATAAGCATGGCAGGTATAGTACCTACTTTGCTGGCCGGTGGAGGTTACGCCCTTAGTGATGAAGGTACTAATCAGCTTTTAAAGAATGAGGCAGACATAGACAAGCTAGTTCAAAGCGCTGTGATAGGAACTGTTTTTGCCGCAGGTACTGCCCCTGTTAGGACAGCAGGCCTTCTCTACAAGGGAGGTATTCAAGCCCCTGCAAGAGCAACTGAAGCAGCGGGTAAGAGGTTAGTTAATGTAGTTCAAAACACAAGAGCTGTCAAAGGCAGTACCTCCACTGCTAATAGTATTGTAAATAAACTAGAAGAAAAAACAGCTTATCATTTGATGACTACTAAGTTAGCTAACGGTAAACCTGTAACTAACAAACAAGCTTCGTTACTAGCTCAAAAAGATTTAAACCTAACTCCTCAAAAAATGGTAGATGTGTTTAAGCATGCGTCTAAAAAACCTGCTTACGTTACTAGAGAAAACGCAGCTAAAATTATGGCTGCTAAAGAATCTCCAGTGGCAGCCACAAGTGCTATAGGCAGAACTTGGGATAAGATAGGCGCACCTATGGTTACTGCGGTAAGGAACATTGACGAAGGTATAGGTGCTTCTTTAAGAAAGATGGACATGACGCACCATATTAATTTAGCGAATAGCATGAAACAAGCTACTCCTTATTTAAAGCAGATGATGGCTGCTTCTAAATCCAAAGACCCTTTGTTAAAGGCTCAGTACACTAAATTAGAGAATGCTTTAAACGATAGTAAGTTTACTCTTGCTACTTCAATAATGAAACAGCACTTCCCTGATCTTATAGAACCGTTCAAAGAAAGCCGTAAAGTATTAAACACTTTGTACGCTAGAGCGAGAGACGCAGGTATTAAAATAAGCTACCTTAAAAACCACAATCCTCGTGTAGTTAAAGACTTAGAAGGTCTACGTGCTGCGGCGGGGATTAAACAAGCTAACGCTATTGATGATGCTCTGAAAGCAGAAGCTACAAAGAAAGGACTTGGTAGCTGGACTGAACTTGATGAGGTCACAGCGTCTGAAGTAATTAGCAATGTCATACGCTTTGGAGGCAAACGTCCGCCTAAAGCTTTAGAAGCAGGAAGAAAGTATAACACCATCCCAGATCACTTGCGTCCTTTTTACCATGACACTTCAACTGCTTTACAGTTATATATTAACAGGGCTGAAAGAGAGATAGCGAGACATGAGTTCTTTGGTGCTAAAGGTGTTAAAGACATGGACGGCAACATAAACCTAGATGGTTCAATAGCCAAAGTTCTTGCAGACACTATGAAGAAAAAAGAGTTGACAGCTAGACAGTTAGATGATTTAACTTTATTGTTAAGAGCAAGGTTTAATGCTGACAACAATGCGATGGGTAAAGTCTTTGCTACAGTCAGGGACTTACAGTACGCCGCCTTGTTAGGTCAGTTTGACGCAGCGTTGATTCAGTTGGGCGATGTAGGTTCTTCACTCTACATGAACGGAATAGCTAACACAGCTAAGGCTCTTACCAGCAAAGGAACAAAAGGTTTAACTGTTGATGACTTTGGTTTAGTCAATAAAGTTTCTGCTGAGATGTCTAACTTAGATGGTGTGGCTAGGATACTTGATGGTGCTTTGACTTTTTCAGGCTTTAAGGCTATTGATAAGTTTGGTAAGTCTACTTTCTTAAAAGCTGCTTGGATAAAGAACACTAAGTTAGCGCAGTCAAATCCTCAAGCTATTGTCGATAAGTATAAGAACGTGTTTGAAGGTGAGATAGCAGATCTGATTGCTGACCTACAAGCCAAAAGAGTAACAGACAATACTAAACTTCTACTTTGGAATGAGCTGGCAGACGTACAGCCTATCGCTTTGTCTGAGATGCCCGCCGCTTATTTAAACATGAAGAACGGTAGAATACTTTACTCTTTAAAATCTTTCGGTTTGAAACAGTTGGATTTAGTACGTAGAAACATTGTGATGAAAGCTCAAAGAGGGCAGGTTGCAGAAGCCTTTGAAGAAGCGTTAAAGTATGGCGCTATCATGGGCATCTCAGGCGGTAGTGTGGAGAACGCAAGAAGTTTTATACGTGGAGGGCCAGAGGCTACTGTCTCTATGGATGATGCTTCTTTTGAGGCACTGTCTAAAATCTTCTTTATGAGTAAGTACACAAAAGAAAAGTTCTTGCAGGAAGGTAAGTATGGTTCTTACGCTATGAACTTGATTCAACCTGCTGCTCCTAGTGTTTTAGATACAATAGGTAAATCGTTTGACTCTGTTGTGTTTGATCAAGAGGTTGACTTTGATTCCTTCAACAGAACAATGAGAAACATCCCTGTTGCTGGGTCTGCTTATTACTACGGAGTAGGCGGTGGAGCTGAAAAATTAATTGAACGAGTAGAAGCTGAAGAATAAAAAAAAGGGGCCATTGCGGCCCCTAAGTTTTATCTACACTATCTCACACGCACCACCTACACATGCTAACTCCTGACTTCCTGTCGTGTTATCTTCTTCCTCATACTTCTCTAGGTCATCCCAATCCACACCCACTGGCATTGCTGCTACTAACTCATCATACTTCTCAGCAGTAATGTCCTCATAAGGAGCTTGTTGATATACATGGTCACTATACGGCAACAAACTAATCCCACTACACAGATCAAAGTTCTCCCATATCCACTGTGCTACTTGCAGGAACTCGTTATCAGTGTAATAAACAGTGATGCTTGGTTTATGTTCGCACCAGTGGTTCTGATATGCTTTCCAAAGTTCTAGCTGCTGCATAGCACCCACCTGCTTAACCGTCACAGAGGACTCTGGAGCCTTCACAGGGAAGCTAAAGACTGCTGACGAGGGTGACATAACGTCCTGCTCTACGGGGAATCCTGACTGTCCCATGAAGACTGCAAGCGGGTCTTTGTTGTCGCTACGTACTCTGCGAATGTAATGCTTAGAGAAGCGAGGATGGATACCACTAGCACTATCGACAAGCTGAGATACAGTACCGCTAGGCTTGACGCATGTAATAGCCGCAGACTGGTTAATGCCAAGCTTCGCAGCCCACTCCTTATTCGTATCCACAGCAACATCTCGTACTTCCTCCAGCCACTTGCCTAAGTCCTTAGAGCAGCCCTTACTCAACAGGTAGTGATCCATAATGCCTGTCATGCTAACACCCAGTAGTGCTTCTTCCTCAGTGTTCTTCTTCCAGCAGTTACGCAGGTATCTAAAGTCTGTCAAGGTAGCCTGTAGTGTGCCAATGATAGCAGCCATCTCTGACTTCTTCTTGAGACTAGCCAGTGTGTCATCAGGACGTACTACAATCTCTGACAGGTTACAGAACTGGTTGCTACGCAGGATGATTTCAGAGCATGGGTTAGTACCAAAGTCCTGGTCAGGGTCACGCCTACCGTTACGTGCTGCAATCTTCTGAGCTGCTATACGGCTAAAGATTCCACGCTCTCCCGCCTTACTCTCGTACATGTTCTGCATCTCGCCTAAGAAGGATTCAAAGTCTGGCTTCTCAGTGTACGCTACGCTGTTGTTAGCAAGCCTACGGTGGCCTTCATGCCTCCACCAGTCACCTGACTTAGCCTTCGCCATACGTGGATCAGACAGGTTAGAGAGGCTGATCAGTGCAGACCTACGTACACCACCTACCACTACAATGTCCGCTATTTTACACACTACATCGTGACACTCAATGCTTGTCAGCTTACGTCCTGCTGCCTTCTGGAATATCTCTACACAGAAGTTGAACAGATCAATCAAAGGCTCTGGCCCTGAGGCACGTCCACCAAAGGTCTTCAGTCTAGCCCCTGCTGGTCGTACCCTGCTCATGTCCCACTCAGGTATCTTACCAGCATACAGCATAGCTATCAGCTCACGGAATGCAGATGCCCAGCCTATCTTGCTGTCAGCTACAACAATGGTGCTGTCAGTCTTGTGGAAGGTCTCTGCAACAACAGGTAGCTTGGTAATGAAGTTGCGCTCTACGCTGAAGCCTACGCCTGTTCCGCACATCAACACGTACATCAGCTCGTCAAAGCTACGTGGTGAGTCAATTGCTAAGTAACTACAATTAAATCCAGCTACGTTGTCCTTGGCCAGAGCATCTCCTGCTGTCATCATACAGCGCATGCTAGGCATGACTTCCATGCTGTGAATGGCGTTAAACATTTTTAAAGCTACTGTCTCGTCTATCTGTCCACGGTCTTTCCAGAAGTCTACGTAACGGTTGACTGTCTCGTCCCAACGCTCTCTGCGCTTCTGCTCTGGTAGCCATCGTGCGTAGCGGCTCTTGTGTATAAACTGTTGATACTGATCCATTATGTGTTCTCCTCTGTTACCATTGCTGTTAGCTTTCGTAAGTACCAACCAGCTTTCTGTAAGTCTTCTACCTGCTTACCCTTGTAGTCATAGCGCCACAGGTACTTCATGCAGTTGCCCTTGAGGTAGCCTTTGAATGCATGACTGGACATGGATTCCTCTATTGCATCAATACACTCTATATTCCCTGAGTTGTAGTGCTTAGGCGCACCTACCATGTCTTCTTCTTCGTCTTCCCAGAGGTCTGCATCTTCATCGTGTGCTGCCTTCATCCATGCCTCTAGTCCTGTCTTCTCAATAGCAGGTGCTTGCTTTCTCAGGGCATCCCACTGTGCTGGTGTTGCGTCATTGAGTCTCATGTTTGTTCTCCTGTTCTTCTTCTTCAAGAAGCGGTATAATGCAGTTTAATTCACCATAATAAGAGGAGTAAGGGTTGTTACAATAATTATAACCTTCTTTATCCTCACCTTGATATCTTTTTAATAGCCCTGTTGCTTCTAGTTTATCCATCTTCAAAGTCCTCAACTATTCTGTCAAAATCTCTGATTATCCTACGTTCAAATGCCTCTACTAAATCGTATGTCGTGATTGATAATAATTCACAAATCAACTCTTCATCCAGATGCAGTACCAGTCTTTCTTTAAGTTCCTCTAGTGTCATGGCCATTAGACTTTCTTCCTTTTGATGTACCGTGTCATCTCCTTGGCTGTCTCTATAGTGTAGTGCTGGAACCCTTCCTTCTCACACCACTCTCCCATAGTTATCTTGCCACCTTTACGTACCTTCTTGTTAGGGTTTGACAACACAAAGATTAACTCCCACTCAGGCATTGAATCTCTAATGGCTGTGTACTTCTGTGTGTCACCTACCCTGAAGAACCCTTTACACTCTATCAGTATTGCCTTGTCCTCGTGTACGAAGTCCGGTAGATACTTCTTGTGTACTGTGTACGGTATGCCATACGGTTCAAACTTGTACTGTCCATCTAACTTCTCTGATAAGTCCTTCTCAAGTCCTGACCTAAAAGCCCTCTTCATCTGGCATTACCTCCTGTACCTTGGGTTCCTTTACTACGTCTACTAAATACTTAGGCCCATAGGAGTAAGCGAAGACCCTCATGTTGGGGTAGCAGTGTTCTTTAAACTGGCAGTAAGAACAGCCCATCGCTAACTTCATGTTGCCTGACTTGCCATCAGGTACTGGATCATAACAGTACTCTGTTGGTTCATCCCCTTCAACCAGCTGCTTGATGTGCTTAACCCTATCAACAATAGGTTCCTTGAGCTTTTCATTCTCTACATTCTCAAGGTCATACTTCAAGTAAGTCAAGTGACCGTTGGCTTTATCCATCGTTAGCCAGCCTACCTGTGTCTCACCACAATCATGGGCGTAGGCTTTGATCTGATCAATATAACCGAAGGGGTCATCGTTGGCCAGTGTGCCGTCCTTAAACTTCTTGAACCCAAAGCTGCTTGCTGACTTGACATCAGTAACAACACCGTCAATCTTGCAGTCCATGTGACCCACAATGCCTTCAACTTTACAAACCCTCTGCTCTTCAGTTACTGTGTGTCCAGCCATACGTGTCAGGAACAACAACATCTCTTCAATCAAGTGACCGTACATAAACTTGACATAGGTATGTGGCTGAAGTTCTTCACCAGCTGTGCCGTTGTAGTGGTTCCAGAGGTAGCGGTCAGTGCGGCCGATGTTACTGAGGCGTAGCCTCCGGTTATCCTCTCGCTTCTCCCGACCAAACTCAGTACGCATCAGTGCCTTGACACCTTCTCCGAACTTCTCTATCTCTGCCTCTACATCTACAGAGGGGTCAGCGTCCTTGCTTTCCATCAGTGCGTAGATGTCCGCTACTACGTTGTTCGTTGTTTTATTAGTACTCATGTATCACTTCCAGTATTAGTTCGTTAGCTATCGGAGGTGGCAACCTGAACCACTCGTTGATATTGTCACATTCCTTTGCTAGTCTTACATGTGCCGCAGACTCCGCTGCTCTCCTGTCATCTACCTCATAGGTATAAACAATGGTGTAGTCCCTGAAGGGTGAGGATGTCTGGTAGTTCTTTATCCTATCCTCTGAGTCTACAGCCATCCCTACCTTGACCCACTCAGGCCACGCTGGGTTAGTGATGACGTACACCTCTCCTTGTAGGCTATCCTTAAAGTTCTCTAAGGAACTGAAGGCTGCTTCCTCAAACCCTTTGTAACGTCCCGGTTTGTACAGGGGATGTGTCTTGGGTACATACTTACCGTTGACATACATCCTGTTAGGGTTATGACGCGGGTTAGTCTTTGCGTTGTATTTTGTATTCCAACATATCTTACATACTCTCTCGTCCTTCTTCACTAAAGAGGGCACCCAGTTCTCTTCAGTTAATACAACACCGCATGACTTACAGCAGGCTTCAGTGTGTGTCTGCCCAGCTGGTTCCGACTTTGTAATCTCCGGCGAGAGGGCAGTTGAGTTCGTAGTGGAGGCCCGCAGCTTCAACACAGCTTGCTGCCAGTCTTCCGAAAACCTCTGACTTCTCCTGTCTGACTTCTGTCTGGATTTCATCGTGGATGTTCCCTAAAAAGTTAAAGTCTATACCCCATAGTATAGCATATTCATGCAGTAAACACAAGGCTTTCTTCATAACGATAGCCCCGGCTGACTGGAGTAAGCTATTCAATGCAGCGTGTTCTGATCGTATGGCGATCCTTCTTTTATCCAAGCCATAAACATAGCCTCTTGTAGCCGCCATTCCAACTCGTGTTCGTAACTCTCCAAGAGCTGGCGTATTTGCGAGGAACTTTTCCTTAAGTCTCTGACCGTCCTTTCTAGTTCCACCAACGATGCTTCCGATTTTGGCATCTCCGGCCCCATACAGGAAAGCGTAGATGAAAGTCTTAGCTTGATCTCTAGTGTCAAGGCCCGCAGCCAACTGATTTGCCGTGTGTATATCTCCATTGAGTATCTCATTTGTGTAGTCCTCATCATTCATATAGTGTGCCAACATTCGTAGCTCAAGACCGCTGGCATCCATACCGACTAGCTTGTATCCTTCCTGCACTGTCCACACATCACGACACTGCTTGCCGTAGGGTGAGTAGACCGCTGGTACCTGCCCCATATTGGGACTGGAGTGCGTCATGCGTCCTGTCACTGCTCCGTTGGTGTTCACATACCCGTGTACTCTACCGTCATCCTCGACTGCTTCTAGCCAGCTCTGCACCTGTGCGACACGCTTCTGTATCATCAGGTACTCAGCTATCAAAGAAGCCTGTGGTATTCCTTTCACTGTACTCAGCACCGCCTCGTCTACGATGGCTTGTCCTGTCTCAGTAAACTGCTTAGGCTTCCAGCCAAAGTACTGGAGGTATCGCCCTATCTGCTGTCGTGAACCAAGGTTAAACTGAGGGAAGTCGATGCGACTAAACTCGCCACCCACTGTTTCCCAGTCATCTCCTAAAAACT